ACCCATGCAGAGCCACTTCGAAAGACAGATTCCTACCAGGAAAATCTGTTTGCTAAAACCTTGGATGGCAATCCATTGATCGACAAGGCACACCGCATGATTTTGAAAGCAGCATAACAAACACTACGAAAACAGGAGGATTTTTCTATGACACCAAAAAACTTTTATAACACACTTACAAGCAAATTGCAGGAGCAGCTTGGTCCGGAATGGACAACGGAGCTTTGCACGGATATTTTAGCGAACAATGGAAAAAAGAAAATTGTTATCGCGATCGGCAGACGTGGAACAACGATATATCCGAGCCTTTCTATCGAAGCATACTTTGAGCAATATATGCATGGCAGAGAGATGAAGAAAATTATCGAAGAAATTTTAGCTACGTTACAAAAAGCTATTACAGATATTCCGAAAGATGCCCTTTGCTGGGTGGAGGATTGGGAAACGGTAAAAAATTCTATCTTTTTCCGTTTGGTATCGAAAAAGAAGAATAAAGAATATCAGAATACCATGGTATATGAGGAATTCTGTGATCTAATGGCAATAGCTGTTGTTCAGGTCTTTTCAGATGATAAGTCTATTAAAACGATGCGTGTTACCAAGACATTGCCGTCACACTGGAATGTATCGGAATCAGAGGTTCTCAATGAGGCACGACAAAATACAGAGCGTCTTTGTCCGGGGAAGATCATGGATATGCTTGGAGTGATTTCCGGCATGTTAGAGCCATCTGAAAAAGAATTATTTCCCGATGCGGAAAAGATTCCACAAGATATGTATGTCCTTACCAATGCTAATAAGATAAATGGAGCAACCGTTATGATGTATGATTTCTTTTTACAGAGATTGCATCAAAAAATTGGTACGTTCATTTTGTTACCGAGCAGTATTCATGAAGTGATTGTATATCCTTTTGATAAGAACAGTATGTCATTTTATGAATATCAGCAAATGGTTATGGAGATTAATCAGACTTGTGTTTTGGAAGAAGAGGTACTTGCAGACAGCGTTTACCTGTATGATGGAAACCAGATTCTGCTGGTAGCCGACGAGAATGGAGTGTATTACAATGAAGACGATTTCAACAATTAGTACCAAAGACATGACTCATGAAGAATGGCTGCAAGCTCGTAAATCCGGTATCGGTGGAAGTGACGCCGGAGCCATCTGTGGGTTGAATCCCTACACCTCTCCGCTCGCGGTTTATCAGGACAAGGTAAGTGAAACGGTTGAGGAAAAGGACAATGAAGCCATGCGGCAGGGACGTGATTTAGAGGATTATGTTGCCAGACGTTTCATGGAAGAAACGGGGAAAAAGGTGCGGCGAGCTAACGTCATTTACAAAAGCACCGAAAATCCGTTTATGTTTGCCAATGTTGACCGGCTGATCGTAGGCGAAGATGCCGGACTTGAATGCAAAACGGCATCTGCTTATTCTGCGGACAAATGGAAAGACGGTCATATCCCGGAATCCTACCAGATTCAATGCCACCATTATATGGCGGTTACGGGAGCCAAGGCATGGTATATTGCGGTTGTGATTCTGGGAAGAGAGTTTTTATGGCAGCGCATTGAGCGGGATGAAGAACTGATTCAAAATCTTATTTCCATTGAGAAAGATTTTTGGCAAAACCATGTAATTCCGCAGATTATGCCTGAACCGGACGGCTCCTCTTCTTCCGAAGAACTGATTCAGCAATATTTTGGCAAAGCACAGTTCGACAAGGTGATTCTATTGACCGGCTTTGACGAACAGTTGAAACGGAGAAATGAGATCACGGAACTCATGGATAAGCTGGACACGGAAAAGAAAACCATTGAGCAGAAAATCAAAGTGTTTATGCAGGATGCAGAAGTGGCGGAAAATGACCATTACCGTATTTCATGGAAAAACAGTACAAGCAACCGTATCGACACGACACGGTTGAAAGCCGAGATGCCGGATGTCTATACCCACTTTTGCAAACCCACACAAAGCCGCCGTTTTTTGGTAAAAGCGGTATCGTAACAATAACACACAGCGTTGGTACTTCGGTATCAGCGCTTTTTCTTTTTATATAGGAAGGAATTCAGTATGGATATAAAGAATGAACTGGCGAAGAAAGCCGAAAATACAGGAAAAGTGAAGCTAACAAAGAGCATGTCGATCGCTGACATGATTAAGATGCTTGAACCGGAGATTGCAAGAGCATTGCCAAGTGTTATCACTCCGGAACGGTTTACACGAATGGCATTGAATGCTCTGAATAACACCCCGAAGCTGGCAGAATGTACGCAGATGTCATTTCTTGCGGCACTGATGAATGCCGCCCAGCTTGGACTTGAGCCGAATACTCCGCTGGGGCAGGCATATCTGATTCCCTATAAAAACAAGGGGGTTTTGGAATGTCAGTTCCAGATTGGCTACAAAGGAATGCTGGACCTTGTGTATCGTAACGAAATGGTACAGACCGTTCAGGCACAGGTTGTTTATCAAAATGATGAGTTCCATTATGCACTTGGTTTAAATGGACGGCTGGAACACATACCCACGTTAAGAGACCGCGGGGAACCGTATGCTTTTTATGCGTTGTTTAAGCTGGAAAACGGTGGGTATGGGTTTGAAGTCATGAGCAAAACGGATATGGATGCCTTTGCCCTGCAATATAGTAAGGGGATTTCTTCGGAATATTCTCCTTGGAAAACGAATTATATCGACATGGCAAAGAAAACGGTCATTAAGAAAGTTTTGAAGTACGCACCGCTGAAAACGGAGTTTCAACGGGCTTTGTCCAATGACGAGACAATCAAAACCCACTTTGCCATGGATATGTCAGAGGTGGAACCGGAGACGGTGATTGATATGGAAGAAGGTGAACTGCTTGAAAGTGCTTCTTAATACAGAAAGTATGGTGAGGTTCCGTATTCGCCGGGAATACAACCGCTTTCAGTATCGGATGCTGAAGAAAAAGAAAGAAGAGATTATTGACAAATGTGAAAAGATTCGTTTTTACGGATGTATCAAAGAATTCTTTCAATACAATGAAGGCATTTCTCAGGAAATCTTTTCTTTTCTAAGCAAACAGAAGGACATCATTCATTCAATGTGGGAAATCTATCTCAAATATGAGCAGCTCAGCTGTGAGAGCTGGGATCAGATTGAGGAATTGATTGGATTTTGGATGGTTGGGTAAAGTAGATTGAATTAAATCCAAGTATTGTCAATCACTTTGGCATGCTTGGATTTTTCCATAAATATAATGAGAAAACTGTATACATAAACGGATATTTAAAACTGAACTATGTTTCTATATAATATTATTAGGTTATAGTCAGACCGAGGTGAACATATGGACGAGAAAGAAGCTAATAAATACTTAGGTATATATCAAGAAATTGCGGATATTGTTGGTGATGAAATGATCGAAGAAATACATAATCATTTCCAAGGATTACAAATAACCTTTCCCAGAAGGCTTTATTCAACCAAATATGTTGTTGAAATTGCCCGGAAAGAAAAAAACAATATGCGTCAGATAGCACAACAATACGGCTATAGTGAAAGATATCTTAAAGATATTGTAAATAAGACAAAATGACTTAAGAAGAGATTAGGATGTGTTATTATGGACTATCGTGATAACTATTTCATGGCAAATTCATCAAATCATGGCTGGTATCGTTGTGTATCATGTGGAAAAAGTTTTAGAAAAGGAGATATAGATATTGATCATATTCTCCCTCAACATCATGGCGGATCAGATGATTTGGATAATCTGCAATGTATGTGTAAACATTGCAACCGTTCCAAACAAGATGATACACGTCATTCTGTTGAAGATTATGCCGCCAATGCAACTGGCATACGACTTGGAACACATGATGAGATGAATTATCTTGACAGTGAAGTTGACAACGATCTGAGGAAAAAGAAAAAATTTTGGTAATTTTTTTGAGGCATTTGTATTAACACTATTTAGTCGTTAATACAAATCCTCTTCTTTTTGTATAGCGCAGATCATATTCAAATGTGTCGGAAATCCAGGAGAAATCTACCGAGAAATCTTCCTTGGATTTTAGTAAAATAAATAAATCAGCAAAAAGCAAAAGGAGGATTCACATGAAAAGCACACGTAAATTTATCAGTCTTATTTTAGTTTTGGCTTTATGCTTGTCAACATTTAGCAATACAAACGTAGATGCAAAGGGAAAAGTCAAACTCAATAAGAAAAAAATCACTTTAACCATAGGGTCAAAGTACAAGTTGAAACTTAAAAATTACAAAAAGAAAGTCAGATGGAAATCATCTAACAAAAAGGTTGCATCCATTAGTAAAAAAGGGAAGGTAACTGCTAAGAAAAAGGGAACTGCTAAAATTACGGCAATTGCCGGCAAAAAGAAATATGTTTGCAAAGTAACAGTAAAAGAAGCTAAACGTATTTCTGATAATCAATCTCCAGTTGTGACAGCAGCAATTGTTCCAAGTAGCACTCCACTTGCAACGTCTGCGGTAACACCAAGCAACACGCCGCTTACTACTCCTGTGGCAACACCAAGCAACACACCGCTCACAACACCTGCGGCAACGACAAGCAACACACCGCTTACTACACCTGCGGCAACGACAAGCAACACGCCGCTCACAACACCTGCGGCAACGACAAGCAATACTCCGCTTACTACTCCAACAGTTACGCCGGCAACAATGCAGGATATCCCTAAATTCATTGGGTTTAAAACATATGATGATAAAGAACTTTTTGCAGAAGATTCCGAATTAACAACTCTTTCAACAAATGAGATGTTAGCTTTAGTGACGCCACAAACGGAAACAGCTGTAACAGATACCAAATCGATTCAAAACAATTTGATCAACAAAAAAGAAATGCTTTTAGTTAAACTCTCTTATGAAAATAAGAAAAGAGACAACATTGTTGAAATTGTTTTAAACGATAGTGATTATGGCAAAAAACAGATCTATACAACAGCAGCTTCCGTAAATAAAATTTTAAGTTCCGATACTTATTATGACGAAGAAAAAGACAGTTATATAACCGATGTTTTACTTCAAATGCCGGTTACTAAAAGTGAGTCAAAACGTATCATTGAAGTCGAAGAAACCTGTTTTCTTCGGGAAACTGTAGGAGTAAAGGGATATGCCGACCTATCTTCCACAAGACAGACCAGCGTTACCTTTTTGGTTTCCG